TTATTTTATTGTATAGAACCAATTGCCTAATTTAGCTTTTAATTCTTGGCATTTACTCATTGGTAAAATCTGAGTTTCTAACCAAATCCCCTTACTATCGCCTCTAACATAACATCTAATATCATTGAAATAACTTAAAACATATTCTAGATCAACACCCTTAAATTCGTTATTTCCCCTATACCCATCTGGCAAATAATCAGTTATTACATATCCTATTTTTTTCTCTTCTGATAATATAGCTTCTGTAAAATTATTTATATCTACATTAGTATTAATGCCTTTTATTTTACCGCTTTCAGTGAATTGATGTCCTGCATAATTCTCTCCCCATATGGTTGTTTTCATAGGATTTTCAACGCCATAATGAGCTATCCAACATTTATATTTAGCTATCCTAGAATCTAAGTTTTCATTTGCAAAATAAGGTGAAGTGTATATGCAAAGTTGTGATTCACATAAACGTTCAAACTTTTTTATAAATTTTAGAGTATAATCCATTACATTAAAATTACTTACTTCTATATCTAAACAAGGTTTTAAATCATTTTCCTTGTCTTTTATATTATTATAAAAATTTTGCGCCTGAGTTTCTGGCTCAGAAGAGCCAAGTAAAAAATGATAAAAGCCCGTCTTAAGACCAGCTTTTTTAGCTTCATTATAATTTTTATTTAAATAAGGATCTTCATATGTTGTTCCCTCAGTTGCTTTTATATAAACAACTTCTATATTATCTTCTTTTACTTTATTAAAATCTATATCTCCGTTATGATTACTTACATCTATCCCTCTCATACAACCTCACCTTTCATAATTAATAAATAATTTTTAGTTTCATCAATACTCTATTTAAAATATATATTGCTATATATTCATAAGTAAAATATCATTGCATATGTCAACCTATTTATAAAATCTAACCTCTCTTTATTTCTAGCTCTCAATTTTATTTTTAATTTCTTTCACATCTTCTTTTATGTCTTCAACAACATTAAACTTTTCAGCCAATGCATCAAGTAAAGTTTGATATTTATTTTCTCTTTCACCAGTTGTCTTAAGAACATACAATAATAAAAAAACAAACAATGCGTATCCTAATCCCTGACTTAAAGCCATTTTCATTATTTCATCCAAATATAAAACACCTCGTTTCTATGACTAATTTATTATTTCATATAAAAAAGGCAATAACCAATCACCTAAAGTGGTGACAGTATTGCCTTTATGTTTTTATTTATAATTCATAATTTATTCCTATTGTATAGGAAAGAGCCATATTTGACCCTTTTAAAATTTTTTATATTCTATTTTCCCACTTGTTATACTTTGGGCTGTACTAATTCTATTAAATTTAATGTTTCTCTCATCCATACCTGTTATTTCTATATTTTCTACACTTATTATTTTTAATTTTTTATCTACTGCTTGAGGTTTTATCGCCAGGTTAATATTTCTATTAATCGCTACAGAAGGATACTCATAAGCATCACAATTTGGAACGTCAAAAAAGTTTTTGGCTAACATAGTTGATGTTCGGTATAAATGTTCAGTCCCTTTCCCAACGTCTTTTGTAAATTCAGTATAAAAAAATTGTTCTATTATCCTACTATTAATATTACCTTGTTCATTTAACTTCATTTCATTTGAGTATGAATTATTTAATCCTATTACTGTAGCTTGGATATTTTCTCCCTGTACTACCTCATATCCAATCATAGCATAACGTTCTCCTACTTTAGCTTTAACTTCATAAAATGGAGTTACTTGATCTCTTGAAACATAAAGCATACTTTCCCTGATATCGTTTAACTTTCCTCTAACTTTTACATATTTTTTTGGTGGATATATTAAATCTTTTGAGTAAAGATATGCATCTTCTTCTAATTTTCTAACTCTAAAGAATTGTAGTCCTTCTTTATAATTCCTCCATATTACATTGCAACACGGAATAGTTTTTAATGTTAAATCAAATAATTCTTTATCAGATATTCTTTTCAAATCTAGTTTTTTATATTTTTCTAATCTGTCAAGTATCTCCATGGTTGAGGCAATATTTAATGGATTAAAATTTCCTATAAAAGTATTAATTGAATCTTCTAAGTTAAACATATAAGTCCTCCTATTTATTTGTACATAAATAGAAAATTCTACAAAAAAACAATTAATCCTCTAAATAGTATCTATTTCCATTCCAATCATCACTTTTTTATTTCTTTTATTTTATTTAAAATAAGTGTAGTTCCATCTTCTGAATAACAATTACTAATGTATATCGTCTTATCTTCTAGATTCATTTCTTTAATTAAATTTATTAATTCTCTTCCAATCATAAAACCACATCCTTTCTAAAAACATAATAAATATCATTATAACTACTATTTTATATAATTTAGACAATAAAAAAGACATATTACAGTCATTATTATTGCCCAATATATTAAATTATTACTCTTTGTCTATTGCGAACTAAACTTCTATATTTTCTTCTACAGTTTTATATTTTTCTTCTGTAAGTTGCATTAATTTTGTATAATCTTCTTCTATAAAAACATTAAATGCAAAGAATACATTAATCTTTTTTTCTATTTCATCCTTAGTTTCATAATATTTGTTGTTTATTAAATTCTCCATTATTTTATACATTTTACATTCCTCCATTTTCTTTTATTAAATTATTATAAGTAACATCTACTACAGTAGCTTGTGTACTTAATAATTCTTGTTTAGTGCTATTTAATTCATTTTCTTTATTTTCTAATTCATTAGACTTCAATTCTAGCTCTTTATTTTTATTCCCTAGTTCTATATTCTTAGCTTCTAATTCTCTCTTAAGCTGTTCTTTTTCTTCTGTTGTAGCATATCTATCGGCTAAGATAAATTTATTGGTTTCTATGTCTACTCCTATAACCTCTTTATTGTCTACGAGTTCCTCTACTAAACAGTTATATTGTTCTGTAGCATTTGTTTGCGTAAATATCAGTTGTCCTTTTTTATTGTATACTACTAAAATTTTCATTTAATTACTTCCTTTCTATTCAAATGCAATCCATCTATGATTAGAATAGTCACTATCTCTACTAAAAGATGGTTTAAACGAATTTCCGTTGACAAAATATTGAACGAAAACAGATATATTTTTTTTATTACTACCAATATGAAAGCTTAAAAAACCTCTAACATAAACCTCAACACTATAACCTAACTTTCCATATGAATCCTCTACTCTGGCAACCACTACAGATGGATTAAATGGTAATGTAATAGTCTGATCATAGGTAAATGTTCCACTTGCAACTCGTCTTCCACCTAAACTCTGTATGCTTGCATTTCCATTAACTTTATTTCCATTTACATAGGCACTAAATCCTTCTAATATTTGTGCTGCTGTTGCTGTAGCTTGTGTTTGGCTTGCTAGACTATTAGCTGTAACTTTTCCACTTCCATTGTGGTATCCAGCCGGTATTATATAGCTTCCTCCGCAATTTAAACTTGCTGTTTTTATTCCTTGGTTTGGCATATTTCCTATTTGTGGTCCACTATCATTTGTAAATGTACTACCACTTAATACTTTATCGGCTGTAGCATTTCCACCACCTCCTTTACCCTGTAATATAAAATCCGTGCCATTATAGCACAAATTATATGGTATATTGGTTTTAAGATTATTTACTATATTTCCAAAGCTATCTTTAATGTTTTTTACTCCATAGTTGTTTAAATTTAAAATACAATTGCCAGTAGAATTTGTACTAACAAATAAAGTACATCTCGTACCTTTACTTAGTTTAGTTATTCTTACTGTAGAACCAACATACGTATTAGTTCCAGTTGCTTCTACTATTGGATAACTATCGTTGGCAATATCTTTCAATGACGAATCAACTTTTTTAAGCTCTAAATCAATTTTATCTGAATTATCGTTAAGATCTTGCACATTAACAACATCACTACCATCTGGTTTTTTTAAACTATAATTACTTGTTAATTTCATATTATCTTCATCCCCTATTCATAAACTTTTAATTCATTCCATGATTTATTTTCAATACTATTCCACTTAAGATCTTTTTCTTTAATAAAATCCCAAATTGTAAATGTATATTTAAAACTATAACTAAGATGTGCTGGCTTTATGTCTTCTAAAATATTTTTAAATCCTTGCATATTCTTAGGAATGCCCTTTATACCAACAAATTGCACTGTAAAAGAATAATTTTTATTATCTTCTATTATATTTACTTCTCCACCAGAGAATGTTTCAGCAACATTTTTAATCATTTCTTTTGTTGTGGTACCACTCCCCTTTTTCTTAGCCTTTATTATTTCTCGTCTTTCTTCATAGCTACTATTTAAATTAGTTTCTATTCCATACTCATTTTCCCAATACATTAATCCCCATGTAGCAGTTTCTATAAATGCTTGATTAATTAAATCTTTTAAATAATATAAAAAACTACCTAATTCTGTTCCTTGAACATTATAGATAGTCTTCATTTCTTTTATGTCTGAAATAAAAGAAGGTACATATTTACTTAAATTAAGAAAGTATTTTTTTATATCCTCTTCATTTAATTTTTTTTCTGCATATTTAATTGCCCCATAATTATTTAATCCATACATACTATACCCCCTTTAAATCATTCCACTTTATAGGTCCCTTTGCCATAGCTCCTATATCATTAGCCGTTGGTTTTCTATTAGTGGTATAAACATTGGCTCCACACACTTGTAAATTATTAGCATTCACAGTTCCTGGGCAACTTGTATTACCATTAGAATCTAACAATGTTAATGTCCTAGAAATAGTAGCAAAGCTTCCAGTATATTGTCTTACATAAATAGGTTCATTTCCATTATCTGCAGTAGCTATTTCTAAACTTCCATTATCATCTTTTCCTTGTCCCTCTATTCTTATAAAATCACTTGATGCCATGCTTCCAAAAATTCTTGAAGCTGTTCCTCCATTAGCTGGTAATGATGTTGGCATATTAGTAATCTCAGATATTGAATGTTTATGCCCCTTATCTGCTTTGTTACTTACAGTATTCCATGAATCAATTAAACTTTGAGTAATTTTATCTAATATAGATTTATTAGAATGCGTATGATTTTGTGAAGTATCTATCTCTTTTTGAGTTATAAATCCAGAATCATTATTTAACTCACTCGTTCTACTTGGTATAGATGGTTTATTACTTAATTCATTATAATTATGAGCATGAGCATTATCGGATTTTTTACTTACTGTATTCCAAAGATTTCTTTCAGCACTAGTAATATGTCTAGTAGCATCATTTATATGAGTATTAGCATTATTCCATTTATCTATTAATTCCTGTGTTATTCCATCTAATATAGATTTATTATTATGATCATGCTCTTTGCTGTATGCTTCATTCCAATTGCTTTTCTCTGAACTTGTTACATGCTTTATTACATCATTTATATGTCCATAAGCAGAATTGCATTTATCTAATAAATCTTGTGTTATTTTATCTATAATACTTTTATTTACATGCTCATGCTTTTTATTATAAGATTCTAAGTTCTTTGACTTCTCAGCATCATTTGTAAATCTCTTATTAGGATTATCCACTATAATATCTACACTGTGATTAGCTGGATGTATATACTTATTAGCTTCATTTTCTACTTTTGTTAATTTATTTTTTTCAGCTAAAGTATAATTTTCATCAGTTAGTTGTTTTCCTTGAGCTTTATCAACTTTAGTAGTAAGCTGTTTAGTCATAGTACCTGCAAAATCCGCATCATTATTTAAGGCCTTAGCTATTTCCTGTAATGTATCTAATGCTTCTGGAGCAGTCCCTATAACATCCTTGATCTTTTGAAGAACTTCTTCCTGAGTAAATGTTTGATCTTTTGTATATCTTTTATTTAATTCTGAATTTACATATGATAAATCTGATTTTTTATTTTGCAGATCTATATCTTTTTCTTTTAACTTTTGTATTTCAACATTGTTAGATGTTTTATACATATTGATATTTTCTTCTATATTATTTTCTTTAGTTTTGGATCTATATATTTCACTATTTAAATTATCTGTTAAGATTTTTTCAGCATCAATTGCTCTTTTAACTTCATTCTCAAGGTTATTCCCTATACTTGTTTCTTCTTTTTTAGATCTATTAATTTCCTCATTAAGTTTGCTTTTAATATCATCTTCAATACTCTTTGCTCTAGATATTTCATTATTAATACTCTTGGTTAATATTTCTTCAGCCTTTTCAGCTCTATCTGCTTCATTAGTCAATTTACTATTTGTAGTATTCACATTATCTGTTAATACTTTTTCAGCATCAATTGCTCTTTTAACTTCATTGCTAAGCTCTTTATTAATAGCATCTTCTACATTCTTAGATCTATTAACTTCAGTATTTAAATTCATAGCTATATTATTTTCAGCTTGTGTTGACCTTACTACTTCACTATTTAAATTATCTATTAATATATTTTCAGATTTAGTTGCTCTATGAATTTCTTCATTAAGATTTTGTTGTGTAAAGACTAATGTGTCTTGAAGTTTATTAATATCTTCTGCTTCTACCTGGTCTCCAACTGTTTCATACGAAATATATAATGGTGTCATTTTTGAAAATATCTTAATTATAGTTTTCCATGGAGTTAAACTTGGTGTTGAAGTACTATAAGTTTCTATCTTGTCTCCTGTTAACTTTGCGCCTGTATATATATTTAATGTTTTAACATTAATATTATCATGAGCAAGTTCACGTTCATAACTTTCATTATTTAATTCTATTTTTTCCTCTATAACATAGGTATTTCCTTCGATTTTATTAAACTTTTCATTAAACTTACTTATATTCAATTACATCACTCCTAAATCTACAGTTCCCAAAATTGCTATTTCTTCATCTGCTAATTTTATATTAGAAATTATGTTATTTATCTTTAGATCTGAATAATCTAATACCCCTGTTGTATTAAGAAGTATTTCTCCAATTCTTGCAATACTTATATAATCTTGTTTAAAGCTTATACTTTTTAAATATTCTTCTAATAGTTTAATAAATTCTTGCTCTGCAATACCTAAGTTATATCCATTTACCAAACTTATATTTGAAGTTATATTCAGTGTTTTTTCTCTTGCACTAACAACACAAGCTGTAGCACCTATTGGTCTAACTCTTTCAATATATTCAAATACATCTTGTATTAATTTAGGATTAGCCTTATGCTTATTAGAATCTACTATAACAATTTTTACATATCCATTTTCATGTTCACCTTTTAAATTAGTTTCAGGAAATACTTTTGCTCCTCCAACTCCATTAACACTTAAAGCCCAATTTAAGTAATCATATTTATTCCCAGATGTTGATGGCGTTCTTACTTTTACCATCAATCTATTAAACAAACTTTCATTGCTTTCTGTATCAACACCATCTAGTATTGTTTCACCTAAAGCTCCCTTTCCTAATCCTTCAATGTATTCAATAGGAAGTAAATTCCCACTTGGATAATTTCCTTTAGTCCCTATAAGTTCACATTGCATTTTATATTTTCCCTTTTCAATTCTTTCTGTTGCAATGTAATTAGTCTTATCTATAGAGAATCTAGATTTCAATGGAATATCAATTAACTTCTCTTCTGTATCATAAAACGTTCCTAACTTTATTGCATATGTTGCCATCTTTCTTTCAATTCCATGTTCAACACATCTTTTATCTAAATATTCATCAGGTATATTAGGTGATGCAAAAGTATATTCTAAAAATCTATCCATGTCAGATCTTAGTCTTGATATTTCTTGTGCTGCTGGAGCTAAGGCATTATAGATTAAACTACTTCCTTCTCTTTTATCCAAATCATTAGAGATTTTATCTAGCATCTCTTTTAATAATGTTTCTTCTTTTACTTCAAACAAATTTAAATCACCACACTTTCATATAATTTTGAGTAAATAGAAAAGACAGTGAATTTTACTAATACACTGTCTTTTTCATATTCAAATATAAATTCATCTACATTTTCAATCCTATCATCTTGAGTTAATGCTTCTTTAATTCTACGTTTCAATTCACTTTCTGCAATATCTCTGTCCATTTCTATAGTTCTTCTAAATTCACTTCCATAGTTATCAGGGTATATTAAATAATCATATCTTTCTGTATTTAATATAAAATATATTGTCTGCTTAAGTGCTTCTATCTCATCACAAAATCCAAGTATTCTATTTTCTTTGATCTTATAAGTTTTACTAGAATGCTTTTTCTCTTTTATAGTATCAATATTTTTTATTATGCCTCCTTGAGGCAATATACTAAAATTATTCATACTTTCCCACCTTATCAAGAATTAAAAATCTACTTCCCTTTTCAATCATTAACAATGCAAGAATGTCTCCTTTTTTTAATCCTTCTCTAACAACTATTGTGTCAAGAGCTGATGATGTTTCTGAATGAGAATGTTTTAAATCTATTTCATATCTGTTTAAGCTTTCTGGAACAACAAAAAAATCTTTTTGTAATATTCTTTTCTGATCTATCCTAACAGTTAAATTATCATCTATTATAGTTCCAAATTCTATATCTAAAGGATTTCCAGCATTAATTGCATTTACACTTGCTTGTTTTATAATTTCTATCATACTAGCCAAACTTTACACCACCTTTAAATCAAAATCCATTATGTGTCCATCTTTAGAAAACTTATGTGTGGCTTCTTCTATCAAATACATTTCATTTATTCCATATCTTTTTATATCAACCCACACACCAGATCCCCCTCTAAGTTTTGCCTCTAATTTAATATCAGTACCTAAAACATCTTTAAGTTTTAATGACTTCTTCTCTTTATTTTTCAATGTTAAATGAGCTTTGAGTATTTCTTCCATTTTAGCCTCATTTACTTTATCATCAATACTTTTAAAAAATTGAAGCTTACCCCATTTATAAATGTTGTCTTTATCTTCCTTAGTGTATACTTTTTCTTTTTCTGAATCCTCATTTTTTCTAACAAGCTTTATAGCATTGTAACTTTCTTCAATTGACTTACTCCAATCATATTTACCTAAATTAGTGTTTTCAGATATTATTAATTCCTGTCTCATATTATTTATATCTTTAAGATTAATGCTTCCAAAATCATCATATAAAACAAAAGTTCTTTTAGTTGAAGCTAAAGTTTTTTCCAATGCTTTATAAATAATATCTACTAATTTTTTATCTTTTTCGTTAACTCTAGGAATTACATAACCGGTATCTTCTATAATACCTTTTGTCAATCCTAGATTATAAAGTATCCTTTCAACTACTTCACTTGCTTTTAGGTTAACATCTAAAAAAGTATCATTATACATTAAATATTTAATTTGATCATAAGCTGTTAGTTTTATTTCTTCGCCTTCATTACCACTATGCTTGAACACATAACCATAAAATATATTAACTCCTTCAACTTTAAATCTTATGATATCACCATTTGATACACCTAATGTTTCATCCGTTAACAATGTTGCTTCTAAGCTTGAAGGACTTCCTTTTCTTTTTGTTTTCCATGTTACTTGTTTTATAAGATTGCTAAGATTATAGATATTACTTTTTTTATCATCAATTAATAATTCTATATTCATGTTAACCTCCTTTATGGAATATTAATAACTTGTCCAGGATATATTAAACCTGGATTTGATATATTATTAAGTTCTGCAACTTCTTTATACCTGCTTCCATCGCCTAAATATTTTTTGGCAATGTGCCATAAGCTTTCACCTTTAACTACTTTATGGCTATTAACTTTTACTTTATCATCAGGTCTAAGTGTGGTATTATAGTTTTCAACTATAACACCATTTTTTGTTTCTATTACAACTGCCCTATTAGCATAATAAGGTTTATACCTTTTTAACTCTATTGAATAGTATATATCTCCTACTTCTCCACCTTTTTCGGTAAATTTAAGATTTTCAATAGAAAATAAATCATTTATTTCAAATTCTGAACCTATAAATATAAATCTTACTTTTTCTGCATTTTGACGCCATTCATTTAGTCTCCTCATATATTCATGTGGTCTAAAAAAATTCTTATCATTCACATAAGGACCATTATTTCTTGGGAAATAACTTTTAAATGATATTTTAGTTAACTTAGGAATATTTATTACATTTACTTCACCTAAATTTATTACATTGTGAGTTTTATTATCTCCACTATCACTTATCTCAATTTCTTGTGGAAGAACTGGCAAAACAAATCCTTCTCTGCCTTCATTTATGCTTAATCGCATCTTATATCTTTTACTCATTACGCATACAGCCCCTCTGCACTATTAGTCATTTCATTTTCCATATATGATTCTATTCTAGAGATAATTGTATTTATATCAGCTTCTTCTTTTATGTCTCCTGTAGTTACTTGTACAGTTGGAGTGAGTGTTATGAAATTTTGAAGACTTTCAAGTTCTGCTAAATCATTCATTAATTCCAAATTCTCATTTGAAACTTCTACACTATCATTTATCCCCTTAATGGCCTCTGACCCTTCTGATACATTATTACCTAAATTAGTATTGTCTATTGCTGAAGTTAACGCTTCGTTTCCGCCTCCCATAGAACTCGGAATACCACTTGAATTGTTTCCTAATGAATCATTACCTTGATTTCTAATATCATTTAAATTAATACCATTTTTTAAATTATCTATTTTTGATGTGATATTTTGGAATTTATCTCCTGCACCAGATAAAAGATTTCCAGCTTTAGTATATCCAGAATCAAATTCATTTCCTAAGTCCTTATATTCCATTCTTTGAACAGTTTTATAATCTTCTGGGGGATCTGGTATATCTACTTTAAAAGCACCTATTGAAAAATCTCCAATTAAATCCTTTAAAAATGGAATACTCTTAGCTTTTTCTATAATCCAATCTAGAGCACTACCTACAAATTCAACTATAGAATTCCATATATTATAAAATAATCTTTGTATAGAGTATAATGGATGATTAAATACATTCTCTACAAATTCAGCTAAGCTAGCGAATATATTCCAAATAAATACAATTCGATTGTATATATAACCAAATATAACCATGAAAATTCCACCTATAAAACCACATACCTGCTGAGTTGTAATTCCACATTGCATTAGCGCATATATGAGTAATCCTATTGCTCCAATAGCCATTAATATCGGTAAATTAGCAATAATCCATGTAGCAGCAACTGCTAACCCCTGTGCTATGAGTGTAAAAACACTTGGTATTATTGTTCCTAATAAATATATTCCTATTGCTATTAAAATTGATTCTATTATTCCCCAATTATTTCTTACAATTTCGCAAAGCCATGATATAGCGGTAGCTAAAACTCCAAGTCCTATTGATATTAAATCAAAAAATACTTGAAATGATCCATTTGAAAACATTTCATTTATTATCTCCATAGCCGGAGTAAACGCTTCTAATACTCCTTGCCCAGCTTCTCCTAAACTACTATTGAAGTTTTCTTTAAGATTCTCAAATTGTGATGAAGCTGAATTATTAAACCCATCTAGCATTGATGAATCCAAACCTTTGCTATTTAATAATTGATCAAATTTTGATGAAAAATCATCTAAATCATTACTTGCTTGTAAAATTCCTATATCTTCACTACTAAATCCAAACTTATCTTTAAGATCAGACCCATCTCCAGATAACATACTATTAATAGCGCCACCTGCTCCGGATATTCCTTCTCCCGAATTACCAAGTGATAAACGTTCTGATAAATTAGCTAGTTTATCTAAGCTTTCTGTATTTTTAGTTACTCCCATAAATGATTGTGCATTATTTTTTAGTTCATCAAATGAAAATCCTGATTCATTAGCCTGTTTTTGAAGATGATTAAAATAAGCTGTTCCAGCTCCTTTATCCCCAAGCATTCCTTGTACTGAAAGCATTTTATCTTGCATTTTACTTGCTTCACCTATAACTGCTGATATTCCATTTTTCAATGTTTCTGCATTAAAAAAACTTTTAAATGTTTCTGATGCCTTTGTTGCTAGTGCAGACATACTAGATGTACTTTTGTTTACATTTTGATTTAATTTATCTTGTTCATCTGCTGCTTTTTGAACATTTATTTGTAAAACATTTGTTAATGATATTTGTTGTTGTATTAATTGTATTTGTTGCATTTGGATTACTGGTTGCCTCATAGGTTGATTCACCATACCATCCATTACCATTAACCCTGTTTCCATTGATGCCATAATATTACCTCCTCTCCTTTTATCTTTTTCTCTTCATCCTATTTGCTTCTTTCTTTTCCTTTTCTACATGTAAATCTATTGAAGCATATATAAACGCCTTTTCTTGTCTAGATAAATTCATTAATTCATGAGGTAGTATTTTTAATTTATGGAGGGCATAGTGAGCATATGATGCTTCACCATCTCCCTCCTTAATTAGTTTTTTGCTTCTTCAATTAAATCATTAACACTTTTATCATAGCCATTAACTTCTCCTACTATTGATGACCAGTCTGAAAATTCTCCATCTCTCATCTTAGATTTCATTGCACTTAGTACCTCTTCAGCACCAAGAACTCCCCATGAAGCTTGTAGTTCTGAATTTTTTAAATCTGGACAAGTCGTTGTTTCAATTATTAAATCAGATACATATTTATCTTGATCTGTTTCCATTATTCTTTGACCTTTTATTAATTTAGTTTTTCTATTTCTCTTTCTTATCATATCTCCCATTTCAGCAGAAATAGGTCTAAATCTCATTAGCTTTTTCTTACCACCTATTGTTACTTCTCTTTCAATTTCTTGTGTGTCCTCAAAACTATCCATTAAAAAATCTTCAAAATTATTCATTATTCCATACTCCTTCACTAATCATTTTTGTTTTACACTAATATTTAATACTGAAAGCATAAATAAGATTCTGTTTTAGCATACGTTGATATATTCAATAGGTAAAGTGGCATTGTAATTGGACTTTGAGAATAGTTAAGTGAGAATCAGAATTTTATATTCTGTCCCTTGAACTTACTCAGCGAACATATAGAAGTCGAGTTTCCTCTTTTAATTCACATTTACTGCTTGTCTCAATTTTATATTGGGAGCAAGCTAATATGAGACTATACTCATTTTTAGTATTCCTAAGTTCAATTACTCAGTCCACCTTTACTTATGAATATATCAACGTATTCTGCTAAAACAAAGTAGATTTATAACATTAACCAATTACTGGTTTTCCAAATTTATCTAATAAATCAACATCTTCATAAGTAAATGCCATTTCTTCTTCTAAAACTTCACTTTCTACATCAAACATAGCCATGCTTACTTTATCAAAGTTACATTTTTTTAATACAATTGTTTGCTTTCCAACTGTAGAAGTTGCATCTTCATTAGTAACTGTCATATCAAAATAAACATCTTTTCCTGTTTTAATATACTTTATCATCATTTCTCTAAATAAAGATGTTACATAATAAATTGTAAGTGTTCCTGTTCCTTTCCAACCTGTAGCTTTATTTTGTTCAACTCTGCTACCTAAAGTTTTACCAGTTGTTTTAGTTTTTTCTGCATCTGATTCTAACTTTTTAGCATAAAATAATTCCTCATTTCTTCCATTTACAGTTATGAACCCCTTTGCTTCTGTTCCACTTAAAGTATCACTAAAATTTAAAAAATTACTCATTTAATATTCCTCCAATCATTATATAAATACAGTCATATATATTTTTTCCATACTATCTACTGGTTGCGCATTAACATTTACAACAATAGAATCATTAGAAATTCCCTTAAGTACCTCAATATCATCTACAACTACATTTTCTAATGCTCCTTGTCCTTGTAATGTTTCTAAAATATTTAATATATCTTTCTTAAATAAGTTTCTTCCATCCTCGTTATTGCTTACTTTGCCAATATAAGATTCTTCCCACTTATATTTAATCTTGTCATTTATTCCATCTAAAACTCTTATAACTCTGTTTTTTCTAAAGTCAGACTTTTTATCCTCTGTAAAAGTCTTTAATGTGTTAATATCTTGTTCAATTAAAACTTGTTGATTATTATTAATAAATATTATTTCACCTTTTTTGATTATCTCTTTTATTTCACTATCTGCATATCTAACATCAACATTGCTTGCACCTTCATACAAAGCATAAGTATTAGAATTAGCATAACCTGATCCTGCTGTTAATGCTGCTACATATGCTGTTGCTTGTACATTAGTTACATATACATTATCTTTAAGATACACACCATTCTTTATAGATATAATCCCTTCATAGTCTGCTTCTGCAAAGTTTGGTAAAACAGCTTGAACTTTTCTTCCTTCACATTCTCTTAACCTCTTAATAAACTCTTTTACAATCAACTTGGTATCTGACTCATCATACGGTATTGCTACAGTATTGAAATCAAATAATTCTAATTCTGCTAAAAAGTCTACATAATCCTTTCCTGTAATAGATTTATCTTCTCCGCCCTCTAGCTTTACTCCAGCAGATAAAGTAAGTTCACCTGATCCTTTAAAGTCTACAAGTGCATTAGATACCAACTCATCAATATTTTTTACAGTTTGTGTATCTAATTTTGTATATTCTAGGAATGTGATTACATCAAATTTAGCTTCATCATTTACATTGGTTTGAATTTGAATTCTTATATCATTTCCTTTACTTCCACTCCATTTTGATGTTACTGTTAATTCTCCTAGTGCCTTCGTAGCCTTAACACCTTCATTAAGTCTGTATAATAAAACTGTTTTTGCTTTCTTTAAGGCTTCTTTAAGCATTAAAATGCTTTCTTCATTTATTTCTATTCCTATTGTTCCTAACAAATCTGTTTCATTATCTATTTTTACTATTGTTTTTTCTGGTCCAAAAGGTAATATTAACGGTAAAGCCATTACCCCTCTTTCATTATTGCTACTATCATTATTCTTTTTACTTTTAAAATTAACATAAGCTCCTGCTCTTATTTTATTTTGTTTTTCCCATGTTCCACCTGCCATTTATTTGACCTCCATATTATAAAATTTGTTTATTACATCTCTTGCATCATTTATGCTATAATCATCTTCAGCCAATAATGCATTTAAAATGTCCTTTTCATTTCTTGTAAAATGTTTAGATTGTACTAATTGTTCTTTTGAAAATTTACTTTCCAACAATATCTACTCCCATCTTATTCATATTTACTTCTTCAATGATTTTTAATAGATTAAACTTTACTTGAAATTTAAAATGTAATATTCCCTCTGATATTTCATGCTCTTTATTAGATACTCTGTACTTTTTATTATCAACTTCTATATATTCAAGTGTTTTATATAAAGTATCAGCCATATTAAAATAATCTAAATTAATACTTTCTTTATTACTTAAATAATTTACATCAAAATATATGACTTCCTTATATCGTCTATTTAATTCTTTTACTTGTTTTGAAGATAATACTTGCACAAAAAAACAAGGCTTCGTAAAACCTTGTTCCATAGCATCATCATATATATTTATCTCATGAAAGTTTTGAGATAACATTTTATTAATTTCAAGCTTTAATTTACTTATCATTCAAATTATCACCTCCCTTCAAGTACTGCTTTGCTTTAATTTAAGGTTATATGTCTTTTTTTACTTTTCCACAATATCATTATCTCATGGTTATTATTTCATTAAAATAACATCTTTTTTTCATCTATTTATCAAAACAACATTTCATCTATACAATTTAACTTTATTATATTGGAAAAGCACCTATATTTTCATACAAGTGCTTTTCTCATATAACCATATTTAAATTGTTGTTTTTGTGTTTTCTTACTTTTCCACAATACCATTATCTCATGGTTATTATTTCATTAAAATAACATCTTTTTTTCATATATTTATCAAGACAATATTTCATCTATACAATTTAACTTTATTACAATTAAAAGCACCTATATTTTCATATAAGTGCTTTTCTCATATAACCATATTTAAATTGTTATTTTTGTGTTTTCTTACTTTTCCACAATACCATTATCTCATGTTCATTATTTCATTAAAATAGCATCTTTTTTTCATGTATTTGTCATTATATTTTAACATACCTTTATTCCTTCTATTCCAAATAAGTATATTCCTAGTTCTTCTAACATTTCTTTAACCCATCTTCTAACTGTAATAACACCGCAATTAAGTTCTTCCGCAACTTCTTCATATGTCTTTTCATCTATAAATAGTTTTTCTAATGCCAAATATTTCTCTACAACCCCCTTTTTTCTTTGCTCTTTTTTTAACACCTCTAATGAAGAATCTATATGTGATATCATTATTAATGTTTTCACTTTACTTTGTTTTATACTTAATATATATAATTCATCATATTCTTCTTTTTCTAATTCAATCTTATCAGTATTTGTTATATCATTTATATCACTTATTGAATAAATAATATGAGATTTTAAATCATTATAATGTTTCATTAGTAATTTGGTATTATGAAAAACTTTTTTCTTATCTAAATCTTTTTGTTCCTTGTCATATTCTTTTATTGCTGTTTTAACCGCCATTTCTATAATTCCTTCTATATTAATTTCTTGTAATTCCATAATGTTTACTCCCCCTCAATAAAATTTAAACTTTGTTTTAAAACATATCAAAACTCTAATTAATCTATAAATACATTTTATATCCGGTTTGCCGTTTAAGCAAATCTAATTTATTACGTTTTTCCGGTATTATAACTTGATTTTCATACATTTTCTCTCATTTATTCGGTTTACTGTATACAATTGTTTACTTTCTCCATATTAAGTGATATTATATTTCTGTAAACCGGAATAAATATAAAGGTGTGATTTCTATGAGTTATATAGGTAACTTTTTAAAAAATAAAAGAATTGAAAAAAAACTTACATTAAAAGACCTATCAGATTTGAGTGGTGTTGGACCAAGTACAATTTCAGATATAGAAACTGGTAAGGCTTTAAATCCTCGAATGATAACACTTCAAAAATTAGCTTCTTCTCTTGATATATCCGTAAATGATTTTTTTGAAGAAACAAAAATTGATATTATAGATGAAAATTTAATAAAAAATGTAGATATTGAAAAACAAAAACAAATTGATACAGTTGCAGCACATTTAGAAGATAAACATTTAACTCCAAAAAAGGTGAAATTACTAAAAGATTACATAGATGCTCTATTTGATGATGAAAATTGGTAGGTTGCATGAGTAATTTAATGACATATGAGGATTTACTTATCTATGCTCAAAATAAGGGGTTAAATATTAAAGAAAAGAAATTAAAATTTAATTTTAAGGGATTATATAAGAATAGTAGAATACTTATTAATTCTGATATTGACACAGATATCGAACGTAAATGTATTCTAATTGAAGAGATAGGACATCATGAAACATCCTTTGGAAATATAATTGACTATAATAATCTTAACAGTAAAAAACAAGAATTAAGAGCTCGAAGATGGGCAAATGAAAAACTTATTGAAATAAAAGATCTAATTTGTGCTTATAATTATGGTGTAAAAAATAAATATGAATTAGCTGATTTTTTTGGAGTAACTGAAGAATTTTTAAATGATACCATTATTAACTACAGAAAAAAATACGGTATTTGTTATCAGATAGATTCTTATTTAATATATTTTGAACCAAACTTAGGAATATTGAAATTAGTTTAAATAAAAAGAACACTAGACGTTAACCTAGTGTTCTTCATATTTGTACGAGACAAGCCGTAAGCGGGGTTCTGTATTAAGCATTCTTCATACTACATTATAATTTATTGTAATTAATTATAACTGCAAGTCATTGATATGACTATGTTTAACAGTTCTATTATAATTTATTGTAATTAATTATAATTCGTTGTAATTTGCACGTTAAGGGAAAGATAAGGGAAATTTATATAATAAAAGAGGTAGCATTGAAAATTAATCTTTGCTACCTCTCTTCTATTTATTTAACTCTATTTTGTCTAAAATCATTCATGGAGTATTCGCATTTCTGCCTACTGTAGATTAAAGACTTAAGTCAATATATTTATTATATTATAACGAAAAATAAAAGGTGGCAAATAAGATTTTTCTTATCTGCTACCCTTAAAATTATAAATCTCTTTTATATTCTGCATTAGCTACTATATTTTAATCTATAGTTATATCTTTATCAGCTTTTATAAGAGATCCTGTATCATCTATTTCACCATGTGATAATATTTTTATACATCCTGGTGATACTATCCCTTGCTTTTTATCTTTTTCATTAATTAAAGTATAATAGTTATAGCCAGAATCTTTAATTTTATCATTATAAAAATTAGTTAATGATTCATCTGTTATTTTATCAGCATTATATATCACTGTACCTCTTTTACCTATTTCTTCTCCATTCCCATTTTTGACAGGTAATTCTTCTATTTTATTTATGTTTATCCCTACATATTTTGTTTCTGAATCATAGCCTTGTTTAAAGTCTTCTGAAAAGCCACATCCAACTAAGCTTAATAGCATTAACATTCCTATTAAAATACTTATTATTTTTTTCATGTATTAATCCCCCTTAAATTCTTATAACATAATTGTATATTATTTGTAGTTTTTGTCAAATATGCTATTTAAATAGTTTCTATTTCCTTAATATATTTTTATTAAAAATAAAGGGTAACAAACAAGATTTCTCCTATCTGTTACCCTTCGTTTTCTAAATCTATGTGTAATTTAGCCACACATATTATACATTATTTTATTTCAATTGAATAGAACCAAGAACCTAATACCTTTTTAAGTTCTAAGCACTTGCCCATAGATAGGGTTTGAGTTTCTATCCATACACCCTTAGAATCTTTACGTACATAACATCTAACATCTTTGAAATAACTTAGTACATACTCTAAATCTATGCCCTCAAAACTGTTATCTCCTCTATACCCATTAGGCAAATACTGAGTTACAACATATCCTTGACTTTTATTATTAGTAAAGATATCTTTAGTAAATGTATTTATATCTACATTAGTATTAATACCATTAATTCTTCCTGTTTCGGTAAATTGATGCCCTGCATAATTATCTCTCCATACATTTGTTTCCATTGGAGTTTCTACTCCATAATGAGCTATCCAACATTGATATTTAGCTAATCTAGAATCTAAGTTTTCATTTGCAAAATAGGGTGAAGTGTATATACATAATTCTAATTCACATAAACATTCAAATTTTTTTATAAATCTCAATGCATAATCCATAACATTAAAATTATTTGTTTCTATATCTAAGCAAGGTTTTAAATCATTTTCCTTGTCTTTTATATTATTATAGAAATTTTCCGCCTGAGTTTCTGGCTCAGAAGATCCAACTAAAAAATGATAAAAGCCTGTCTTAAGACCAGCTTTTTTAGCTCCACTATAATGTTGATTTAAATAAGGATCTTTATAAGTTGTTCCTTCTGTAGCTTTTATATATACAACTTCTATATTATCCTCTTTTACTTTATTAAAATCTATACTTCCATTGTGATTACTTACGTCTATACCATTCATTTAACATCATCCTTTCTTAAATTAAAAATAGAGCAACCTTAAAGGCTACCCTTTAATCTCTTTTTCTCTTTCTTTTGAAAAGTAAAAAGCTATAACCATAGTATATATAGTGATAAACTCTGTACTTAATCTATTTGTAAATGCTAATACAGCAAAAACTATAGTCATAATCACAGCTATTAACCATCTCGCACTAGTTACTTTATTTAATAATCTATCCATTTTAAACATCTCCTTATTTTATAAATGCAAATAATATACCTAATAAGCCTGTTAGCAATCCACCAATAGCAGTTCTCGATATCCACTTTATAGTGTCTTCTAAATCTGCAATTCTGTAATTTGCTACTTTAATTTTTTCATTCCAATTTTCTGTATTTTTTTCTAATAAAATTTCTATTCTTACCAGTCTTTCTTTTATTTCTTGTATAGTATCTTGTTCACTCATGTGTCACCTTCCTTTTTCATATTCCCAAACGTTTGGATTTTTAAGTAAAATAAAAGCACCTACATTTCTGTAAGTGCCATCTAAAATAGATATAAACAATTAAAAAAGGTTTTTTAAATTATTTGTAGAATTTAGTTTGATGAGGTGATTAAATATGACAGAAAAAAGAATTATAAAAAATACTCCTAATTCAAGCTCTTCAAAGCCACAAGCATCTACTAATCCTACATCAGTGCGTAGAGTAAATGTTCGTGATGATTCTGGTACAAAAGATAATTCACGATTAGAGTCTTTATTTAAGAATCGTTAGATTCACAATTATTCTGGAGTTTTTCCTCATCAAAAAAATACTCCAGAATAGTTAAATCATTTTTATAATCTATATATTGTTTTCTTATTCTTGTAAAACATTGAGTATTCTCAATCATTTGATCTGCATATTCTAATACTATATCTTTTTCTGACTTCCCATCTAAATCCCAATGCTTAACAAATCCTTGAGCTACTATTTTTTCTCCCTTTATTATTTTTATAGGCATTTCACCATCACTTTTAAAAAAATCTTGCCATGGAGTTATTGAACTTGTTTTTTCAGGTTCATCCATTTTTCTTCTTATCCAGTTAAAAAAATTTAGTTTATATTTTGATTCTATAACTATCATAATAGCACTTATAATAGCAGTAGATATTATGCTAAGTAACGCATATTCAATAATAAACTGCAAATCCTCAAACATTAAAACTAATTGATCAATGCCTGAAAATTTAAATAAAAATACTAGTACTATTAAATTTAATATTAATACAGGTATACTATATATTAAAGAAATTACTGTCTTTTCAGTATCACTTTTTATTTCTTTAATATCTTTAACTTCTTCTTTTATCTTCCTTACAAAGAAACCTGGTATTATCATTAATAGCATTGCTATAAATTTTTCCATATTATACACCTCTAATTCTATTTAATTCTTCAAATTTTACTAATATCCTTCTAAAATAAGCAAAATAAAAACACCTTGCTGGTGCTTAAACTTTGCTTCTGACTTTATTGCTATTGCGAAACAACTTCTAATTTTTCTTCTATTTTTTATCTTCTGCTATTTCTGTTTTATCCTTAGTTGGCTCTGTTTCTACTGGCTTTTCTTCAACCTTAACTTCCTCTTTCTTTTCAACAGGATTAATCATAGCTAGTAGTTCCAAGTATTGGTCTTGAGCTATTTGATTAACTAACATAAATACATTTAATTTATTAGTCATATCCTCTCTTTCATAGTAGTTGTGTTCGATTAAATTTTT